CTCCCTGTTTTTGTTTACTTCACATATACAAATGCTGCATTTGCAGTAACATAATACGTTTTCCCTTTACTATTGTGGACTTTATATTGCTGGGAACCATTTACCATTACTTTATCATCAATCACAAATCCTAATCCTGCCTCTACAGTCCCAGCCACATCTGTATCCGCCCAAGATGGAGCGTCATAGAAGCGTAGGTTATTCACTTTAGAAGCCACCCGCTTCCCTACAATAGAAGAAGCAACTGTGCTTTTCTTTTCAAACGTCACATAAGATGGATCGTTCTTAATCCACTGGTCTCCACCAAGGTTTAACCAACCATCCTTTTCAGCCCATACAATATAAGATTCCGGTTTGTTTAATTGACGTATCTTAGAATAACTTGTACCTGGTCCTTTACGTAAATTCACGTTGTAACCTTCAATATAAGCGATACCACCCTTTACTGCTGTTGGTTTAGATGGCTTCTCAGAAACAGAAACTTCCACACTAGCATTGTGATATGCTCGTTGCACATCCGCTCTAAACTGCGATTCTGTTACACCATGGCTACGTAAATAAGCAAGCGGGTCTTCATGATCTGTACCGCCCAAGTACTTTCTCACATCATTATGCGTCCACAATCCTTTCTCTACCGATAGATTGTTATCTTGTAATATTTCCGCAAGTAATCTCACATACTTTTCATAACTTCGTTTAAACTTGGCATAATCGGCTGTCTCACACAATTCCACATGAACAAATCGTTTATTGGCCGCTGGTCCTGCACCATACGCAACATATTTTGTATCCGCAATTTGAATCGTTTCATTCCAGTCCACTGCGTAATGAACGAATGCATTTCTCCAGGTACGTGTCTCATATTTTTGAATATTAATGGCTGGTGCTTCCGGTGTGGCGGTACTGTGAGCAACCACTCCTTCATACGCTCCGATTCCGCCCCTGTATGGCGTTTTCGGTACATCAGGTATCAGAAGTATTCTATCAGCAAAAACGCTTGTAGACAGCGAAAATACCATACATAATATTGTAACTATCCCTAATAATCGTTTCATTTTTGTTTCTCCTCCCATAGAAAAATGCACCACCGATTGGCGATGCGTTCTCTTTGTTTTTATTTGTCTGTTTGTACTGTCCCTTCGTGGTCAATCCAAATTCCTAAGGCAACACCAAGTGTGAAAAGGTACGGTAACATTTCATCGATAAAGCTCTTCGTTTCTAGTAATCCTGCCTTCGCACAAATGAATCCCAGAAGAGAGGCAAGTGCCACCCATGTTTTCCAATTACGTAATCGTTTTCGAATGTTTTCTTTTGTCATGTCTAATCCGTCTCCTTTTCGATTGTATCCAAGCGTTTATGCGCTTGTTTGGTACTTTCCTCTACCCTCGTGACTCGTTCTCCAAGTGCTACCATTTGTTTTTCACTTGCCTTTAAATCAATCCGGATATCATCCACACCTTTTCGGATATATCCCAGTTCTGCTTTGACCTCTGCACTTTGTTGCCCATCTGCTTTGATGGATTTAGATTTATTCAGTGCATAACCAAAATAGCTGATGGCGAGTGATAATAACGCAATCAGCACACCAAGTTCGATTGTCATCCGTTTTCCCTCCCTCTATCCATACTCCTCATCTATATCAAAAAAGAGAGACAAGAATTGCCTCCCTTTTGTTAGCAAAGCCCTATTTTGTACAAAATAAAAACAGCTTATGGCTGCTTTGGTTCCTCATTTATTAATTGTTGTACTAATACCTTTAATTCAGCAATTTCAGCTTTCATTGAAACTTTCTCAAGTTTTTCTGCTTCAAGTTGTTCTTTAAGAGTATCAACTTCCTGCTTCAATATACCGTGGTCAAATTGAAGATTTTTAACTTTAAAGTCAACTTCTTGTATTGCTTGAATAGAAATTGAAACCGAGCTATAAAGTGTTACAGCGTCTTTCTGTGGTGTGGTGAATACATCGTCAGAGTCCTCCGCAATCATACCGTAATTAATTGGAAGTATAATAGACTCCCCTGACTCGAAGCGTTCAACATCTCTTATAAAGTGATACTGTTTGATGTTTACAGAGTTGATTTTATCTAAAGCAGAGAATGGAAGGTCTTTTATATCCGTTTTAAGCTTACGAGAAGAATTAGGGATAAATTCTTGCGCCCACATACGCCCTGTAGCGCTAATATTCTCTTGCGCTCGTAATGTTCTTAATTCTATATCTTTCCATCCCTTACCCATCATATCTTTAATCTGCAAGCCATTGTTATAACCTTGTACAAAACTTGACCTTATCATTGCATTACCCATAATTAAATCATGATCGGTGGTGCCGTTTACGAAATGTATTTTATAGTCACTGCCTTTTCTTTTGAAAGTAAACTGCCCAGCGTTATTTGTAAAAATATGTGGTTCAGTTGTAGTTACAGAGAAGTAACCATATCCTGGAGCCCATCCTTCAGATTCAAAAATAATATTATTCAAGTTTTGAAAACGAAATTGTCCATCTGAATATACGCTCAGATGTCCACCGTCATTATGCATTTGAATATAGTTTGACCAAATATTAGTTCCTTCTGCATTTTCTCCTTTAGAAATCCCAAATTTCGCATATGCTTTAGAAGGTTGATCAACTCCATTCATTCGCGGCATGACTTGATAAATATAAAATGATCCTGTACCAGCGTATTTTCTATTATCAGAACCAAGGACTAATGAAGGTTGAATACTTCCATCATCTGTTTCCATAAATCCTATATAGCCACGTGGCTTATCCGAATCGAAAATCTTCATGTCTTGCTTATTTATTTCAACAAATCTGTTTCCACTTGTTTTAAGCGTTACCCCTTCTAACACTTTTCCTTTAATATGATTTGCTGTAATAAAACCTACTAAGTTAATTCTGTTCGCATTCAACGTAATGTTTTCTTTACTCATATTGAATGCTGCGATTACATCGTTTTCTTTTACAGATATGCTAACACCCTTTTCAGTTAACTGAAGACGTGTTTCCATATCTCTTACATAAGATGATGTGGCAAATTGCCCATTTGCTTGCTCTTTTGTGTATACCTCTGTCTTTTTGGCTGAAGCATTTATCCCCTGTTCATTGATAGTAAAGCGGTTATCAATCAAAGTCATTTTTTGATTAAATTGCTCAGTTGCAAGTTTGTTAGCTAATTCGCCCAACAAATCTTGTTTATTTTTATCAACTGTTTGCTTCAACTCAGGGATTTTAAACCCAGCAATATAATTCTCTACTTGTTTCAGCTCAACTTTACCTTCAATTGCTTTCGCAGTATTTTCCCATCCAGCTTTCGCCTCTTGTAATTGTCTTCCTTGTTCTGTCTGCGTATTTTGTATGAAAGAGACATTTTGTTTAATAGTAGTTGCATCTTTTTCTACAGTCGCAACACGCTTATCAAATCCATTTTGATTATGTTCCACTTTTGTTATTGTTTCTTTAATTCCATCCACATTTTTTACAATCTCTGTTGTTTTCTTTGTAAATTCATCTGTTGTTACTTGTTCTTCAGGCGGCGCTGTCCAATCTTGTGGCTTATTCCCTTTATACAAGGCAACCCATTCCACAATAGATTTCGTAGTACTACTCGGGTAATTATATAAGCTTAACTTTCGTTCATTTCCACTTGTAGCCGCAACAGCTTTGAAGGTTACATACGTTATTCCATTACCATAAACACTTGTTGCATATCCAACATTGCTGGACCCGCCATTCTGCCAAATCCCAAATTTCTGACCTTGCGGGACACTCCCTTTCATTACAAAGGTATATTCCTCACCTGTAGAGAAATTTTCAGTAGAATTGTATTGATTGACTAAATAATCGGTCTTCTCATATTTAACATTTGATTTTAATAAAAGATTACGTCCACCAGATTTATCGTTATTAACTTTCTTTTCTACGCTCTGCAACTTCTCACTAATCTGGCCAGCTTTTTCTGTAATTTCAGTTGTGGTTTTCCTTAGATCATTTGTTGTTTGCTGCACATCAGAAATAGCCTTCTTTGTACCTTCTACAGTAGATTCAACTGTATGTAATTTATTGCTAATGTCAGTATCTTTTTTCGTTAACGATTCAATAGAAGTTTTAAATCCATTAGAATCCTGTTCAAACTGAGTTACTTTCTTATCGATTTCACCTTGTTTATTTTCGATAGTAGAAATTGTACGACTGACACCTTGTAAACCTTCCTGTACTTTATTGAATTGTCCTGTAGCTTGATTCTGTGCTTCTTGTACCTTTTGGTTTAATTCTGTTTTTGTGACCTCAATATTTTTATTTACCTGCTCAAGTGTTTCTTTCTTAACTGATTCAACATCTGGTACAACCGATTCCCAAGCTGTACCTGTCCATATTTTTAAAATGCCGGGCTTTCCGTTACTCATATCACGCCAAAGCGTTTTATTAGGTTTAAGACCTGTTGTCGGTGGATTCTTAGCTTCTATAATTTCAACAGTATTATTTTTCATATTCTCTTGTACCTTTTCGGCAAGTGTTTTCGCTGCTTCTGATTCTTTCTTAGCGTTACTTGCTGTTTCATTGGCTTCTTTCACTAATTTATCTAGCTGATCCAACATTTCTTGTTTCTCACCGAATTTACTAAGGATTCGATTGTAAATCTTTCGTAGTTCCTCGTTTGGGTCTACTATCTCTCGATAATCCCCAAATTCGTATTTATCTTGTGCAGGATCAGTGAATGATTCGTCACCAGCAATAACACGAGCTTCAAGATATAGCTTAGGTATGAAGCCTGTATCTTTGATTCGGATTGTATCGCCTTCATTGATTAGTTCATGTGCTAGTCCGAAAATGCGACCAATCGATTGTGCCTCTACTTCATACGAAACGGAAGAATTAATACGTTTTTTCAGTTCTATTTCCATTAATGTCATTAAACGTTGCGGAGTCATATTTAACTCTTCTGTTTCTGGCGTATAAAAACCAAACTTATGCTTACCACGTTCATTCCATCGTTGAAATGCATCATGATCAACAATATACGGAAGTCCCCTGTTAATACCTTCAATGGTAATTACATTATCGCCTTCACCTTTTACAAATCCGACTAGTGCTGTACAAATATCTCTTGAATGTTCCATACGTGTAACACCTATCAAATCTTTCCCGAGCTCTATTTCTTTACCAGTATCTCGGCCACGCCTTTGAATCATATCAACATACCATCCAACTATTTGTGACCCTTGAACCTCAACGCGGTATTGAATTTCTAATTTGAATAAAGAAGCTATTTTCTTTAAAAAAGTTAACGGATCCATAAATTCATCAATGGTCATAGTGTGAAAACCTGCATAATCTGTTTTTCCACGTTTCCATTTCATGCCTACAAGAGCCATATCAATGAATTCGTTTACTGTTTTACCTTCTATCCTTTGTGGTTTTATAATGCCTGATTTAGCAATTTGAACCCAAGCTCCTGAAGCATATGTGGTAATGGATCGTTTGTCTGAATTCTTCTCTGTTTCTGTAATGACATATGGTACAACTCTTCCATCGCGAACTTCTTTTAGAACAAGATTTTGTTGTTGTAACGTAGCCGAATGAGTTGTTCCATCAAAGACAGCAAAATCCAACATATCAACATTGTTTTTCAGTTCCCAATGCCTTTTGTCATCCCAATAGTCATTTGGCTGGATAGCTGCAACGATTTGATCTGTTTTGAAATCCACAACATGCAAAATCCCGCTTGGTGTTCTCATCTGTATCTCTCCCTATAACTAACAGTTGCTTTCACATCTGGTGGCATGATATCGATACGATTCTCACCACGTATGACAGTTGGAAAATTACTAAAAATGTCTTTTAAATTAATCGCATTTTTACCGTTAATGGTTACAAGACTTTTTTCTGTATCAATTATAATCTTGTCTCCTGTATCAAAAATGTAAGGTGGATTATTTTGAGTATCTAAATTCACTTTCCAGAATTTCAAATCTGAAACGGTCATTGCTTCTACTGGCGGTACATCTTGCCATTGCATCATACTAATCTGGATTTGTGCTGCTTTTTCCATATGATAATTATTTTCATCCGTCCACCTTGCAAATCGTTCTGAATCATCCTTTTCTGTCCCCGGAAGGAATTTCGAGATATAAGCCTCCCACACATTTCCCGTTCTAGCTATCCACAATCTTCCGTAATATTGATTCCATGTATTCGGATAATCACCACTCTCATAAATCAAACCTATTTTTCCCGGCTTATTATCATATCCAATTACCATTGTTCCGAAATTTTGTTCAGCTTGCCAAAACACATCAGACATAGCAATTTTTGAAAGCACCTTGCTATTTTCATCCAATATCGCTATCTCAACCCGGCCCATTTCATTAATTCTTTTACTCTTACATGTAACATAAGCTTGCATAATAAAATCTTGCACTGGACCACCAGGGATATTCTTTTTAACAGCTGCACCATGCCACCCTTTCCCCGCACTAGTACCAAAATCAGAACAATAAAATTGATATTTATCTGACTTCATTTCACCAATCGGATCGCCATCTTCCATCGAACTGACTTTACTCCAACCTACAGTGGTAGCCATTTCATCCCATATAAGCCTTTGATTTCTTTCAACAGGTAATTGCTCTGTTTTCAAAGGATAACCAATTCTGAAGTAATCTCGATTATATGGATACTCACCAAACCACACATCTAAAAATGTACTTGGTTTCTGTGCTTCGATTTCAATAATTGCAGGTGCTTCTATATTCCCTTGATTAACAAAAGAAGCAGCCACTTCAGTAGAACCACTTTGAGAGAACAAATGAGTATTTTGTTTCCCTAATTTATATGGCATCGGACAAACAAAAGTAATAACACCTTTACCTCTATTAACTATCTCATCCAAGTCTACAGAACCATCAATGAATGCTAGATACGTCCTATCTAATTCATCATCAAAAACAAGTTCAGCTGGTTGCTCTGTATATAGCCAATCCGCTAAATCTTCTTTTACCTTTTGCAAATCAGCCATATCTTTTGCTGCCTTAATGACAAAAGGAACATCAATACGACGTTCCTCCGTTTCTGTATGAAGAAAAAGAGCCCCTGCACGATGAGGGACCCTTACCAATCTTCTTTTAACCGGAGCCCACGAAGGGCGCTTTCTTCCAACTAGCATTTGAACATAATCTTTTCTAATCTTATTAAAAGTAAAACCGAGTTTCCCCAACATGCTCACCACCCTTAAAATTCCGCTCTTCTTTTTTGGTCACGGTCTTGAAGCTTTGTCGTATATGCGTAACTTCCGTTCGCTAATTCTTTTCCATCTAAAACGTTTGTCATATTTACCGTTACATTCAATTCTTGTTCTCTACCTGATCTATCCGAGAACATAGTTTTTGCCATAGATGCATTGTTATAAGCTAATTGCAGTTGCGTATAACCACCAAAATCACCAAACGTATTATGCGGGATAATATAATGAGAAGTTTGGAATCCAAAATCAAATACAGATGGCATATTACTCATCTGTTTTTTGACCGTTCCAACTACATTTTTTGCTGCATCCACAACAAATCGTTTCCCCTTATCCATACCAACCCCAACACCTTCTGGAACGGCACTACCAACTGGAATCATCACCTTAGATGGACTGTTAATTTCTAACGCTCCAGAAATAGTCCTTTTAATATCGCCAGCAATGCCAGCAGCCTTACTAAACAAACCACCTGAAGCATCATCCAAACCTTTACCAAGACCTTCTATAATGGATTTACCGATGGAACGTAGATTTATCGTGCTAAAGAATTTTTCAACTGTATTCCACTTATCTTCAATATCGCTCTTTATTTCTTTCATTTTATCAACGACAGCTTTTTTCTTTTCTTCAAATTTCCTTGAAACTGTATTTTTTATCTCTTCTACCTTGTTGTTTGCTGAAGTTTTGGTTTCTTCCCACCATTTTGTTATACCTGACCAGGTTTCTTGCATTTTTCGAACCACATCATCTTTCATGACTTGGTATTTGGATTTTATCTGACCCGTTTCCCAATCCACTTGATTTGCATGTTCCCCAGCTTGGGATTTTGCTTCACTCACAATTTCCTTATGCTTATCTCTTGCTGTTGAAACAGTGCTGTCATACTGACGTTTGGCTTCGGCAATTACAGCTTCAGCTTCTTGTGCATTTAAACTGCCCATCTCATCCCGTTGTCTAATGGCTTCTGCTATTTTGTCATTACGTGTTTTTTCCGCATCTTTAATGACTTTATCTCTTGTTTTAGCACTATTTTCAACAACTTCTGCTGCTTGTCTTGCGGATATTTCACTAGCCTGTACACGCATATTCTCAAGAATTACTTTTTGCTCCATCTGATTTTGTGTCATGTGCTGAACAGCTATTCTATCCATTTCGTCTTGTAAAGCTTGAATAGCAACATTCTCACTATGTGTCTTTTCTCGATGTTCTGATGCCGCTAAATCATTAATCTCTTTTATTTTCTGATTCTTTTCTGCTACTTTTATTTTCTCATCTTCATATTTTTGATTTAATAACTCTAGCCTTTTATTTTCCTCTTCACTCGTAAGAACATATGAATCAGCAAACAATTTTCTCAATCGTTCCGTTTCTTTTTGCTTACGCTCATCAACTTTCGTAATGATTTTCTCAGTTAATTGATCGTATTGTTGACCAAGTTTTTGAGCTTGTTCAGTTGTCATTACTTCATGATTCAGTTTAATTTCAGTTAACTTTTGTCTAATACCATCAGATAACTTAAAATAGTCGCCAAGAACTTTTTTAGTCGATGAACTAATTTCTCCGGTTTGTTGTTTCATATATTTTTTTGTTGCTGCATCTGAACTAGCTAAAGCTTTTTGATATTCATCTTGTGCTAACTTATTATTCGTAGCAAAGCGATCTACAGAAGTAATACTGTCTTCAGTTGCTTTTTGATATCCTTTATATGCTAATACCCCAACACCAACAGCGGCCGCCACCACACCTAATGCAATTGCTACTGGTCCTAAAACTGCGGTTAATATTCCTAAAGCTGCACCCGTTACACTAGTAGCTGCTGTAGCTACACCCATTGCTATTGCTAAAGAACCAATACCAGAAACAACCATACCGATTGCCCCCATTATTACTCCAATAACAGTAGCAACCGCTGTTAGCGCAAGAACAATACCACCTGTAATGGCAATGGCCTTTTGTACTGGCCCTGGTAATGAGTTAAATCCATCTACAAGCTTTTGTAAACCAGCAACAAAAACACTAACCACAGGGGCAAGCGCATCACCAATTGTCTTTTTCATTGTCGAAAACGCTGAATCTAGTAATGTAAGACGTCCCTTTAATGTATCAATCTTAGTGGCTGCAACCTCAGCTGCTGTTACTTTTGACATGGCGTCCCACATGCTATTTACCCCATTCGCACCTTCTTTAAAAAGAATAGTTGCACCACGTACAGCATCGGATCCGAATAACGTTTCCAAAGCCATACTTCGTTGCTGGTCTGTTAAATCTTTCATTGATTCATGAAGTGTTCCTGAAATATTTTCTAAGCTTTGAATATGTCCTTGTTGATCATAGAATTTTGATGATAGGAACGCTGAACTTGTAGCTAATTCACGGAATGTCGTATCGCACTTGTCATTCCACTTTTTCGCACCTTCTATTTTCATGACATAGCCTTCTAAAGCTTGCTCAATATCACCGACGCTCCTTGAAGCTGGTTGTATACCGTTTTTAACAAGAAAATCATAGCCAGCTTGTGCATTATAAGTAATTAACCCTAAATCCCTCATTTGGTTATATGCTTCTTTTGTTGTTGGATTTAATCGCATAAGCATTGTTTTTAAAGAAGTACCTGCATCAGAACCTTTTAAACCATTTTGTGCAAATACCGCTAACGTAGTAGCTGTATCCTTAAATGTCATTCCAGCTCCTGCTGCTACTGCTGATGAAGCTGAAAGACCGTATTTTAACTCCCTTACATCTGTTGCTGAAGCATTAGCCGCTCCAGATAAAATGTTTGCTGCATCCGCAACAGAAAGATGATCTGCTTTAAATGCATTTAAGGCTGTGGATGCAATCTCTGCCGCTTCACCTAATTCTAGTTCTCCTGCTGTCGCTAAGTTAAGAGCACCTTCTAACCCACCATTTATAATATCTGTTAAACTAACTCCAGCTTTTATTAATTCCTCTATACCTTGTCCTGCTTGAACACTAGAGTATTTTGTTGTTTCTCCCATGTTGACAGCTAATTCGCTTAATTTCTTCATTTCTTCTCCAGTAGAGCCAGACACAGCTTTCACATTGGCCATTTGTTGCTCAAAATTCATGGATTCTTCTACAGCTGATTTTAAACCCCGACCTATTGCATAAGTCATTCCACCAAACACCATACCGATTTGCATACCAGCATTCTGCAAATGATTACCTAACGTCTCCATACGAGTACCGAAGTTTAATAAACGATTTCCCTGTTGTTCTAATTCATGGTTCGACTGACGTAATTCGTTTTCAAATCGATTTAGTTCACCTGTTGCCCGGTGAATTTGTTCCGCGTACCGCTGCGCTGATTGACTCGCTTCACCTTCTTCTGTTTTGGCACGATTATAAGCTTGTTGAAGTTCCCTGATTTTCTCTTTTTGTTTATCTACCATACGAGATAAAACATCTACTTTAGCTCGTGTTTGTTCAGTTGCATTAGAAAAACCGCCCATGCCTGTTGTAATAGACTGAAATTCAGCCTGTAGAGATTTTAAAGAGTTGTTTAACTTATCCATCCCTTTTTGTTCAGCTTGACGGTTTACTTGCTTTAATTCATTTTCAAATCTATTTAAATCAGCAACTGCTTTATTCACTTGCGAAGCATATCTTTGAGTTGCTGCATCATTTTCACCTAACTTAGCCTTATTTTGATCGTAGGCTTGTCGCAAAGCTCTAACTTTTTCTTTTTGCGCTTCAATAAGCCTGCTGAGTGTATTCATTTTCGCTTGCGTTTGTTGACTAGCATTTGCGAAGCCACCCATTCCTGTACTTACAGATTTCAGCTCATTCTGTAATGTTCTAACCGCACGGCCTGAGTTTGCTATACCTTGACGAAAATTCACATTATCAAGGGACAGCCTAACGACTAAATTATTCATTTCATTCGCCATCATCTTCCCCCTTATTAGATAATGTTTTCTGCTGGAACTTCCATTTCATTTAAATTCTGATTTCCACTATTTGAATGATCTTGTTCACGATATTTTTGGTTTAGCCTTAAATAATGCCAGATATCCATTTCGTTATCGATATGATGGTGTTTATAACCCTGACGTAATAAAGAGAGGTAGAGCTCGTCCATAAACTCACTGAACGTTAGCCCCCCTCCCTCTACGCGTTTGGGTTTGTTTCTTCTCCAGTTCCTGGTGTGCCACCAGCCGCTCCCACAGTTTCATTGATGATCGCATTAATTACATCGGAAGTTGTGGATAAAAATTTACGAGCATCCACACCGTCCCAATATTGATCTAATGTAAATTGTTCACCGTAAACTTTTACTACATATTGAACCATTTTATCCATATCCTCAGGACCTGGATTATTTGGAATATCAGCAAGTTCAGGTGCTTGACGAATTAAACGTGCTGGAATAAACTCCGGTAAATTAAAAATTTTCTTTTCTTCCTTGATTATTAGTGTTAATTTCATGGCTTTTCCTCCTCGTTAATAAAAAAGAGAGAGAGAGCTTTTGCTCCCCCCTTACTTTCCTGCTGGTGGTTGTACTACAGGCTTCTCATACACCTTTTTAAACCAATTATCTCCCACAGCTTTTGTAAATGTAGGTTCATCAGCATCAGCTGTAAATTTAGGCCTATCGTCAAAATCACGCTCAATAAATGAACCTTTGAGTTTCGTTGTTTGGAAGTTAGGCTTATCCTTCTTCGTTTCGCCTTCTTCTTCCTCTTGTGAAAGCTTCCCTTTTAATAACCAAACATATCGATATTTCCCATTAGCCTTTAAGAAACGCCAGCCGATTGCTAAATAAGGCTTTTCACCTTCGCGTCTCTCATCTAGCACACCGTCTTTCACTTCTGGATACCCTTCAATATCTGCTTTTGTTGATAATGAAATACTACGAAGTTCAATCTCTACTTCTACTTCCCCATCAGACTCAGCAATTTCTGATTTTTTATTATCGCTCCACATAATTTCAGAAGCTACCTTTTTAGAGGTTTTAATCTTTACAGCGCCTTCCATTTCTTTCACTGCACTATAGTCAACACCTGTTGCATCATCTTTCAATAACTTTGCGTAAACAAGGCTATCTACACCGACAGTCGAACTAATTTTAATCACTTCTCCAGCCATCTATAACTCCACTCCTTTTGCGAATCGCATCGCGTAATGAAAAATTTGCGTATCATCCTCATATAAATCAGCAACCGCATAACGTGAGAAACCAATCCTTTTCATGATTTCATTCACTTTTTGATGGATTACTGTTGTACTACCCTTTGACCAAATATCGATTTGGAATGTAATTTCACTTTCATTTTCTTCATTATCCGCAAACCCATCTGGTCTATTGTCTAATTCGAAAAACGTAATACGCGGAAACTCTTCAGCGTTTTTGGCTTTACGATAATAAACACGTTTTCCACCTAATAAAGAAACAAGCTCCTGATTATTTTCAAGAGCTTGCACAATTTCAGGGCGTAAATTTATCATAAATTTAGCCCCATTTCATTTTTCAAGATATCCGTCATAGCACGTACCGCTTCTGCTTTAGAAGCGGTAAAACCTGGTTCTATAAATGGATGTGCTGGCATTTTAGAAGTACCCCACTCTAAAAACTTTCCATAGAAATATGGGGAACGGTCCGCTTTGTCTATTCCAATCTTGATTGTTTTTACACCATTTTCCATTCGCGCCTTCGTAACTCGTATATTATCCAGCAAATGTTGGCCTGTACGCCAAGGTTCACTTTTGGACGGTTTCTTAGGACTTGAACTCCTCGGTTCACTTCTTTCTGCGATGGCTTTTCGAATTTGCTCACCGCCAGCTGCAAGGGCTTTGTCTTCAATCTTTTCTCCACGTAAACCCATCTGCTCTAATTGTGATATCAGGCGATCAAAACCTAAAAAATCAACACCATCAGCCATTCATTCCACCACGCTTCCACATGATTGATAAAGTGTGTTTTTCAGTTGGAATAACTGAAATAATGTCATACATTACGTTCTTATACTTAATCTTCATATCAGCATTCACACCTGCGCGAAATCGTATTTCCGTTTCACCCTGAACTTCACTATTAGCTGATGCTGCTTCAAAGTATTTTCTTCCCTTTAAAAAAATAAAAGAGCCCCATACAGTAAAAGAATCCTTATAATCTTCTATTGGATCACCGTCTGGGCTCTTTGCTTCCTCGTCTTTCACTTGAAAGGTAAGACGTTTATCTAATTTACCCGGATTCACTTGCATCACCACCACAATACTGCAACTGAATTAACATTGACTGCAAACTAAATGCCAATTGTTCAGCTTTTCCAACCGCTTCACGGTTTTCATGCCAATGAGCAATTAAAATACGAGCTGCTAATTTAGCAAGCTCGCTCTTCAAATCTACATTTTTACTTGTAGCATTTTTAATATATATTTCAGCTGCTATTACGAAAGATGTAATGAGATCGTCCTCTTCATCACCATCCACACGAAGATACTTTTTCGCTTCCTCTAATGTTAGTACCAAGAAGGACACCTCCTACCTTATTAAGCTCCTGTTTTAGGTGCAACTGTAATTTGTCCATACACAACCGCTTCTGTATCCCACAATGTCACGTCTTCACGTTCAATCGCTCGGAATTCTGTTGTATTGCCTCTCCAAGCACTTCCACCCTCTTTCGTCATATCAAGGGATAACTGCTGTCTATCCCATAACACAACCGCTTCTTTCAAATCCCCAACAATAAATGGTGCTTTACCATCTTTATCTGTAACAATTGTCTTATTGGATAAAACAATAACTGGCTTTCCTGATAATAGCTTACGTGTTGGGTTTGTTGGATCTGGTTGAAGAAGTGGACGGCCATCCTTATCTTCTAATTGATCTAAGTAATTGAATCCATCTTGGTTTGTAATAATGTTTGCTACAGCTGAGAAAGCAGGATCTAATGTGACATTTAATGCAGTTTTAATGCCTTTATAATCCTTTAAATCAACTTTTGCTAATTTGTTGATTTCTTGTAAAATCAGATAGTTTCGCGTTGCAATAGATTTCTTCGCAATCCACTGACGTAAATAAGCTTCTAGCGCTTGATCCGTATCATTTAATAAATCATTTGGTACAGGTAGAAATCCTGCATAATCCTCAATAACATACGG